AATGCCTTTGAAATGAATTTATCAAAATTTTTGGCATACCAATTGGCAAAAGTTAACCCAATATCCTCATACAATTTCTCATACAACCGCGTTAATTCAGATTCCTTAAAAAATACCTGAACATCTGCGCTTGATAATGATCCCTGTCTGATAAACATGGCAATGGCCTCATCATATTGACCGTTGTAATAACGTTTGAATTTCGCAATTTGATCGCGTTCGGCTCTTGTTAATTGCTTTTCAAACTCAACGGCCCATGTGGCCTTTACTGATTTTACCTGCACTTCCTGCTCCCATAGCGAATTGCATACAGCAACACGTTGTTCCATGCTACTGAAATCCGATTGAATATTCGGATCAATAACGCATCGACCAATGAAATCTGTTCTATCCTCGGCAGGATTAGGTGCAGGTAATGGCATATTTATTTGGTTTCAAAACCGAAATCAATCTCTAATGATTTGGGATTCTCTAATGAATCGATTGACACGTTTGCTGGTGCTAAATTAGCTGGAATGAAATATTCATCCATAAACATATTCTGATCATCACGGCCATAGTTCATTGCCTCACGTTTTTCGTTAGGTGTAACCCACCATGCGGCAGCCATTTGGGCAAATAGTTTTGCATTTATAGGCAATCAAATAGCTGGTCAACGCGTTACAGGTGTGAGTGGCACAGCAAAAAATACATTGATTGCAGTCACCACACGTTTAATGAAAGATCCTGATTTTCAAAAGGAAGGATCACAAAGCAAAGCGCGCATTTTAAAAGGTCAATTTGCTGGATATTCCAAATATCAATCAGAGAGATTAGTGCGGACGGAGGCAACAAATGCCGCCAATTATGCGACATTGACATCGGCATCTGATATATTTGCAGGATCCGAAATGATGAAACAATGGATCGCAGGTCGGGATGCAAGGGTAAGACCAGCACATCAAGCGGCACAAGGACAAATTGTACCATTCAATAAAAAGTTTTTGGTAGGTGGTGAATCACTAAACCATGCAGGTGATCCAGCAGGATCGGCAGGAAATGTTATTAATTGCCGTTGTTCAGTTGCGCCATTTCCTAAACCTAATGCACAAACTATTGGTGAACAGATTTCAGATATTGGATTTGGATTGGCATCTGCGACAGCGCAGTCAGCTATTCAGGCACCAATAATTACAGAGGCAGCAATTGCAGCTGAGTTAACACAAGAAATTGTAAAAGTTAATATTTCAGATGCTAAAACAATAAAAGAGGCAGAAAAGTGGGCAATTGAAAATAATATTGCTAAAATTGTAGATTATAAAGCATTGGATGTTGATAGTGCCAATAAAATTAACAATACTTTAAAAATGGTATTTGATGATTTTGGTATTGATCCATTGGCACAAATTGTTCAAGGCAGATATAGAAAAGATAGCGGAGCATTGGCATCAGCAAATGGTTTTGAATTAACATACAATAAATCCAAATATTCAAAGGAATATATTAAGGATAGTTTTGATAGAAATGTCACTAATTTTACATTAAATCAACAACAAAGGTTAGAGAATTGGGAAAAATATAGAGGATTTTATACCGATAGACAAATAAACAAGGCAATAAAAGAAACTAAAAATTCATTATTGTACAACAGACACAATGTTTTTACAAGTGAAGCCGATTTTATAGAAAATGTTTTCATTCATGAAAGCGCGCACATAATTGAGGATCAATTATTAGCAAGAATAAATGGCACCAGATTTTTACAGCCAAGATTTAAAGATGGAATTGGCTATCAATCAACGTATAATGATAGTGTCAGAAATTTAAGAATGGAATATGAAAACATTTATTTACGTTTAAGTCAAGAAGAAAAATCTTTAATTAGTGCATACGGTGCAACAGATTCAAGCGAAACATTAGCTGAGGCATTAGTTATGTATTATAAAGAGCCAAATAAAATACCAACATCTCTTAAAAACTTTATTGATAAATTACCTTCAATTTCTACGATAATGTTACTATCGCATAGCGAACGTAATGCGGTCGCATCGCCAGCGCATAACTTTTGAAGAACTAATTTATAAGGTAAATCGCCAAGTCTCGACCAATACATTGAGCAAATATCTATAAACAATCCTTTTTCTTCTCTTGTACACATTTGTATATTTCCATTCTCCCATTCGCTGGTTTCAAATTGAAAATAAGGTAGTCCTTTAGCCATTGTAAACCTCCTCTCCCATTTTGCTGATTTCAGTTCTCAATTTCTTAGCTAATCTTATAGCTGTTGATTTGTCTAAGGAAATAAATGATGTTGGTTGTTTTTCACTCTCGTCTCTGATAGTGATTGCTATTTCACGTCCTTCCAACTCGCATTCCAAAAAAGATGTGTTCTTTTCAAACGACAATCCTCTTCCAATAAAAATAATTCTGACATTCGCCATAATAATAACAGGTTTTACTAAACCTATAAAAATAAGTAGCCGCTTCGGGAGCAACCGCGACAGGAGTACGAAGTCCTTTATAGTTGCTGCCCGATTAAGCTGTTTTTAAATATCTTAGTGATTTTCGTACTTAGTCGCTAAGAGATGCACAAATATAGCAAATTATTTAGAATAACCTTCCATCTTCTAAATTATTTTCAAAATAAATATCTTGCACCGCGTTTTTATTCGTGCATATTTTTACTCCGTTAAAGAATTCAATTAAGTAATGTGTCCTATCCTCTTGCAGAATAGTAACAAGTTCGCGCTGCTTACACCAATAGCCTTTTTTCATAGTTTAAAATTTAGTAAATTTTCCTTTTGTATCACGTATTCTATCACTTATTTTTTGCAAACTTAATTTATGTTTGACTAATAAAGATTCTAAATAATCAATTGAACAGAAATCTAATTTATTTAGAAATGCAAAATCACCATGAATAATTAAAGCGTGTTTATTATATGAATAAGCTGCTGCGATTTCGCATGAAAAAGATTGTTTTATTTCTTTGCCATTGCATTTTATTCCCATTTTCCACACATTATCTCTTTTACAAAAACTAACCCCTTTATATTTACTACTTTTAAAAGGTCTTGGCTTTGAGTTTTTAACATTCTGAGCAAACGTACAAATTCGCATTTGCGATTTTCTATTATCTAATGTATCATGATGTATGTGGTCTACAAATTCTCCTTTTTTCGCGTTCATAATAACTCTATGTAGCCTTTGTTTTTTGCCATTATACCATCCTTCAGCATATCCTTTATTGTAACTCCACTTTAATTCACCGTACTTATAATAGTCTTCATCATCTACAATAGTATATTTACCATATCCTAATTTCCCTGAGAGCATAATTTTTTTCATGAGAATATATTTAATTGATGTTTAAATTCTTCATTAGCCAAAGTAACTTTTTCTTTCATGTATTCAATATCATCTTTAGGTATTTTAAATACATATTTTACCAAACCCCAATTATTATTTATTCGAGGGTCAAAATAAGTTAAAACTCCTTTGTCGCATTCGCGGATAAACGCATCTGATAATATTTGCCAATATCTTTTTGGTAAATCTTGTTTTATATTTTCATTATTAAGCAATGATACTTCTGTAAGATGATTTTTTGTTTCTAAACATTTGACTTCTAAAGAACCATTTATTTCGCGTACCCATCCATCCCCACTTGTTCCCCAGTTTAACGATTCAATTTTAATAAAGCTAGTTTCTTCGATAGTCCAATTATTTAAACGCGCTAAGTGCCGTTTTGCTAGTGGCTCGTTATCGATTCCCCATTGCATCGCTGGCGTTGTAAAAACTTCTTCACGAATTCCCGTTAAACTTTCCGCAACCTTTTCCATTATGTACGTCTTAGCGCCTTCGCTTAACACATCACCTTTCAATTTAGGCTTAGTCATTAACCTATAAATTTGAGAGGAAGTGAACATACCTAAGCGCGCATTGTGCCAACCTTCTGACCTTTGCTCTGATTCAATAATTACTCTTGTGTCCATTTTGTTGTTGGTTTAGATTGAATTGCTGTAATATCATAAACTTCCTCTTGAGTCATTATACCCATTGACACCTCAGGCGCAAATTGACGGGTGAAGAATGCAGCTGCCCGGTATCTCATCATTAACTGAGGCATTGTTTTCCATTTGCTACCAGCTTTGTCAATCCACTTTTCAGCAGCAGCCATTTCCATCGTTACCCAAACACCTTCTACTTTGTCGCCTGTTGCCAGGTCAATCGCCACACCTCTACATCTACCACCGTTCTTATCGTCTTCTTCAAATCTAAGCGGTGAAAATTTACGGCTCGCGTTT